AAGAGGAAGAAGGCCGCGGGGTAATCGTCACCAACACCACTTTTCGCTTGGTGCCGTGGGCTGATGTCCTGTACGCCATGGATTTGGCCTGGTGGCGGCATTACGGTGAGGAAGCCAGCAGGGCCTTTCGAGGTGAGCGAGTGGCCCCGGTACAGGCTCCGGGTGCGCGCCGAGTGCGATTCGAGCATGGCGCGAACTCTGGCCTCGGGGCGATCGCTCTGGCAGCGCACTGGGGCGCATCGCGGGTCATCCTCCTCGGGTATGACTGCCAGCACACCGGTGGCCGTACTCATTGGCATGGAGACCACCCGCAGGGGTTGGGCAACGCGGGAGTGGTCAAGCTCTGGCCGGGGCAGTTCGCACAGCTCGCGGGCAGGTTGAAAGGCGTAGAGATCGTGAACTGCTCCCGGGACACGGCATTGCGCTGTTTCCCGCGTGAGCCATTGGAGGTGGCGTTGTCGAGCCAGAAGAAGCCGGCTCTCTTCGTGGAGGGCATGCACGGCCTGGGGGATAACCTGCATCAAAGGCCGGTGATTCGGCAGTTGATGGAAAAGTATGAGGTCTGGCTTGAGACGCCGTGGCCGTGTCTGTATCACGACATGCCGGGGCTTCGGCTGGTCTCTCGGGGCTCTCGTTTGCGTACCCAGGCGAAGAATGCGGCGCGGGAGGCGGATCGGTTCACCTCGGAGCAGCCTCCCGCCGGAGCTCGCCGCTTGGTGGTGAGCTACCCGCCCGAGTCAGTCCGGAGGCACGGGTCCGTACTTGCGGCGATGTCGGCGCAATGTGGCGTGCCGGTCGGCGATTTCCGGCTTCCGGTGCCGGAAAGCTGGCTCGCAAGGGCGGACAGCTTGATCGAGCAATGGAACCCCGACAAGCCGATACTGATTTACCGGCCGCTTGTCGAGCGGAAAGAGTGGGGCGGTTGCCGCAACAGGAATCCCATGGTGTCGGCCTACGCGGAGCTTTTCCGGCGGATCCGTGACCGGTTCTTTGTGGTGAGCGTCGCGGACCTGGCGCCGGGCAGGGAGTGGATGGTGAGCAGACCCGTGGACGCCGATGTGACCTTCCACGCCGGGGAGCTTGATATCGAGATCTTGGCCGCCCTAACGGCTCGTGCGGCGATGGTCTACACGGCTCCCGGCTTCGCGCTGGTGCTCGCCCAGGCCGTGGGTACGCCTGTGGTCGCAGTGTTTGGAGGCTATGAAACGTCCTCGTCGTTTGCGGCTGGTGCGGCCTACACACCGACCCTGGCGATCGACACGATCAATCCGTGTGAATGTTTCTCCCATACCCACCGCTGCGAGAAGCGAATCGACTTGCCGGATGCGACTCGCCGGCTGCTGGAGTTCGTTGATAGCGCTCACGTTGCGAGCCGGTGTTACGAGAGGATGTGATGCCGATTGTCAGCCTGGAGCAAGCCAAGCTTCATCTGCGCGTTGACCACAACGAAGAGGACGATCTGATCCAGTTATGGATCAACGCGGCTGAGCAGCTCGCCGAGGGGTTTCTGAATCGCCGGGTCTTCGCGAGCGAAGCGGAGATGGAGTCTGCAATCGAAGATGGCACGGCCGGCGATTGCCCGATTGTGGCGACCGATCTGGTCCGGTCGGCTGTGCTACTGACAGTCGGCCACCTCTACGCGAACCGGGAAGACGTGATCACCAAGGGGACTCCCATAGCCCTGCCGATGGGGGTCGAGCGGTTGCTGATCCCCCTGCGCGTTCATATGGGGGTGTGAGGTGGAGGAACGCTTGATCCAAGCGCTCGAGGCGCACACCGCTGCGCTGCAGGCCCAGACCCGGTCGCTGGAGTACTTCGCCCACGCTGTAATGTCCCTGGCTGCGGCCCTCGCCGAGAATGAAGGACTGGACGACGCGGTGCCTCGTACGTATCTCGATGGGAGCCCGCGGTAATGGAAGCAGGACGCCTAAGGCACCGTGTGACGTTGCAGAAGACCGTGACAACGCGGGATCCGGACACCGGGGACACGATCCGGACGTGGGTAGACGTGGCGACGGTGTGGGCGTCGGTTGAGCCGCTGAGCGCTCGGGAGTTCATCGCGTCGGCCGCGACGCAATCCAAGGTGACCGCCCGGATAGTAATCCGGCATCGTGCGGTGGATCACAGGATGCGGATTCTGCATCGGGGCAAGATCTACAACATCGAGGGCGTATTGGCTGATCCGAACAGCGGATTGGAGTACGCCACCCTGGCCTGCTCAGAGGGCGTCAACGATGGCTGATATCGAGTTCAAGCTGACTGGCGTAGATCAAGCCATCGAAAGGATGCGTGCGCTTCCGGTCGAGCTGCGCGGCAAGGCCGGTCGATCGGCTCTGGGGTATGCGTCGAAGATTGTGCGCCAGGCAGCTCAGGCCAATGCCTTGCGGGTGGACGATTCGGAGACCGGCCGGCGCATCGCGGACAACGTCATTCAGAGGTTCCGGGGGCGGTATTTCAAGCGTACCGGGGATCTGATGATCTCCGTCGGTGTCGGAACAGAGCGCGGCAAGATCCCGCCTGGTAACCCGGACGAGGGTCCGCGAGGCAACACGCCACATTGGCACTTGATCGAACTGGGGACGGAACAGGCCAGGGCGCAGCCGTTCTTGCGGCCCGCGTTGGAGCAGAACGTCATGGCAGTGGAGTCCGAGTTCGGGCGTCGCCTGAACAAGGCCATCGACCGAATTCTGAAGAAGCAGGCCCGATGATCCCGCCGATTTACCGCGTCGCGAAGCAATCCCCGCAGGTGCTGGCGCTCCTCGGGAGCCCCGAGCCCCGCCTGTACCCGTGGGGGCAGAACGAGGACGAGCCGCGTGTATACCCGTACGCGACATTTCAACTGGTCGGGGGAGCGCCGGAAAACACGCTCGCCTGCCGGCCGGATGTGGACCGAGCCACGATCCAAATTGATGTGTGGGCCAAAACGGCGTCGTCTGCCAGGAGCGTTGCCGAGGCGCTGAGGGATGCCATTGAGTTGGATTGCTACATCACCGCCTGGCGCGGGGAGAGCAGGGATCCAGAGACCAAGAATTACCGATTTTCGTTCGACTGTGACTGGATCGTAGAACGAAGTTGACCCTGGCTGAAAGCCGCCTGCAATGCCGCCTTCGGGCGGCTTTTTTTCGCCTATAGGAGTTGCTATGGCCGTACTCACACAAGGAACGCAAATATACGTTCTTGCCCCCACCGAGCAAGATCCGTCGATCTTCGAAGTGCTCAAGATCGACTGCCCGACCTCTTTTGACCCCGGCACGTCTCCTGCCGACCAGATTGAGGTCACCTGCATGGAGGACACAGACGCGAGGGCATTCTTGCGCGGCTTACGTTCTCCGGGGGAGGCGTCACTGACGATCAACGCCGATCCGGGGGTCGAGTCCCATGTTCGGCTGTTCGAGCTCGCGCAGCAGGGGGCTATCCCGCTCAAGTGGGCTGTCGGTTGGTCCGATGGAAAGGATATCGACCCCACCGAGGTCCAAGACAGCAACGGTGACTGGGATTTCGATCTGCCGAGCGGTCGCTCCTGGTTCGTTTTCGACGGCTACATCTCGGACTTCCCGTTCTCGTTTGAACTCAACTCGGTGGTGCAGAGCACGATCACCATCCAACGCTCTGGCCCGGCTGCTTGGTACCCGAAGGTGTAACGCATGAAGAAGTCTGACCTGAAGGCGAAAGGGGGCTTTGTTGACCCAAAGCCCGTCAAGAAGCGCGTCAAGTGCCGACTGAATGGGGAAGACCTCGAGTTTGATGTGTGGGTGGTCCGCCAGCCGTTCGGAGTGGTTGAGGCAGCGATGTCCGATGCGCATGACAGGCGGCATGCCGCGCAGATGATCAGCCTGTGTGTGCGGCTCGGGGAAAAGGGAGAGGAAAGCCTTACCTACGAGGAGGCTTTCAATCTCGACGTCTCTGTGGCTTGGGCGTTCGTGCAGGCGATCAACGAGGCCCACTCAAAAAACTGACTGCCGCCGATGAGGTCTGGTGCGAACTTGTACTGGCCGGAGTCGGCGGCAAGACGATCGAAGAGGCAAAGCAGCGGCTGAGCTACGACGAATTCCAGCTTTGGGTGGAGTACCGGAAGCGGCACGGCCCGTTGTGGCACGGCCCGCGGCTGGAGCACGGAGCGGCGCTGGTGGCGCACACCGTGGCGAGTGTCGCCCCGCGGAAAAAGGGGGCCAGGGGGCCAAAGTTCTCGGACTTCCTGCCTCAGCGAGCCCAGGCCAGCAGCGGCGAGCCGATCGACCTTGAAACCGCGATGAAAACCTGGCGGTGAACTTCAAGAGCATCCTTTGATATGGCGCGATATCTCGGAACCCTGACGCTTGACCTTGTGGCGAAGGTCGGCGGCTTTACGCAAGGCATGACGGAGGCCGAGCGAGTAGCCGACCGAAAATCGCGAGAGATCGCGAAGAAGCAGAAGCAGCGCGCCAAGGAAATCGAGAACGCATGGAAGGGAATTAGCCGAGCAATCACATTCGCTTTCGCTGGGTTCTCCTTCGGAGCCACAATCCAGAAGATCATTCAAGAAACCCGCAATTTCCAGGACGAGCAGGCCCAGCTAGAAGCCGTACTGAGGTCCACTGGCGAAGCTGCCGGCTTCACCAAGGACCAGCTGAACAAGATGGCCTCCGAGATGGAGCGGCGGAGTATCTTCAGCGCCGGGGAAATCAACCAGGCCCAGGCTCGCCTCTTGTCCTACAGCAACATCGTCGGCGAGCAGTTCCCCAAGGCCATGCAGGCGACCATCGACATGGCGACTCGCATGGGCATGGATGTCAAATCTGCTGCTGAGACGGTCGGTCGTGCGCTGGACTCGCCCAAGGAGGGCCTCACGGCCCTGCAGCGCCAGGGGTTCCGATTTACGGAAGACCAGAAGGCGCTCGTCGCGCGGCTGCAGGAGACTGGGAAAACGGCTGAAGCCCAGGCGATTGTTCTTCAGGCTCTCGAATCGTCGTACGGTGGGGCTGCTGCCGCGGCCCGTGACACCCTTGGCGGTGCGATCGCAGGCCTTCAAAACCAGCTGAACTCCTTGCTGACTGGAGAGGGCGGAAGTTTCGACGAGGCCACGAGAGCGATCAATAGATTGACTGCGCAGCTCGCTTCACCTGAGGTTCAGGCAGCGTTCGCCAAGTTCACTGGATGGATTGCCGATCTCGTTTCCGGCTTCGTTCATCTGTCGGCCAATATGACTGAGTTCCTGAGCTCATCCAACAAGCTTGGGATTATGTTCGGCACGGATGCTCTGTCGAAGAAGCAGGAGGAAGTTAAGTCGCTGGGCCGGGAGCTCGAGAACCTCACGAATCGTGCGATTCGCATGGCGGGCGACCTGGAGCGCCTGCAGAAAGGGCTCAGCACGATGCCCATCGGCGAAATCGCAGACCCGGATCTGCGTCGGATGCGCGAGGGCTATGACCGCATCCGAGGCATGATCGACGATGTTCGCCGCAAGGCTAAGGCGGCGAATACCGAGCTGCGGAAGATGGTCGGCGGTGTCGTTGAAGGCGACACGGATCCATCGGCCTTCTATTCGATGGATTCCCGGTTGGACAAGAAGCCGGCACCTGTGCCAGACGCAGCCGGCGAGGCAGCACGCAAAAAGGCGGAAGAAGAAGCAGCCAGGCTCGCCAAGCAACAACAGCAGCAGGCCGAGCAGTACCTCAAGCAGCTCAAGGAGCAGCTGGTCAAGACTCAGGACCTGACGGCCTACGAGCGGCTGATGTACGACATCAAGGAGGGGAACGTACACCTTTCGAAGGAGCAGCTCGACCAGGCTCTGGGGCTGTCTACCGCCATCGACATGGCCAAGGAGCTAGAGCGTCAGCGCGCCCTGGAGATAGACGGTCAGAACGCCCTCTACGAGGCGCAGAACGCGCTGATGTCGCGCCGCAACCAGTACGAGCTGGAGCTGCTCACCTATGGGATGGGCAACCGGGAGGCTGCGGAGCTGCGCGAGCGGATCTCGCTCATGCAGCAGTACCAGGCGCAGATTACGAAGCTGGAGCAGGATAGGGCACTGGCGCTTGCCGGGGCGGACACCGAGGAAGAGCGGGCCCGCATCCAGGCGATGTACGACACCCGGCTGCAGATCGCCCGCGACACGCTGCAAGAGGAGCTGAAGCTGCATGACTGGCTGGTTCAGCAGCGCAAGCAACGAGAGGCCGACTGGCAGGCCGGGGCGATGGCCGCCGCGCGGACGTACCTCGAGGAGACCCAGAACCTCTACGAGCAGACGCGACAAGCGGTCGAGCGGGCCTTTGGCGGCATGGAAGATGCCATCGTCGATCTGGTCATGACGGGCAAGGCGGACTTCCAGTCGCTGGCTCGGTCGATTATTGCGGACCTGGTGCGCATCGAGGCCCAGGCGCTTATCACCCGGGCTGCAATGAGCATTTTCGGCATTTCGACCGGGGGCGGCGCGGTGTCGATTCTGGGCTCCATCTTCGGCTTCGCCGAGGGCGGCTACACCGGCCCTGGTGGCAAGAACCAGCCAGCAGGGATCGTTCACGCCGGGGAGTATGTGATCAATGCCGACTCCACCCGGAAACTGGGCCTCGACTTCTTGGACCGCCTAAATGGGTACGCCGATGGGGGGTACGTCGGGTTGCCTCCGGCTGTGACCCAGTCGCGCCGGGATGACTATGCGCGCTCCGAACCCATCGTCAACATCATCGAGGATCCGTCGCGGGCTCGGCAGGTCGAGACAACGGTGGACGAGCGCGGCCAGGAGATCATCAACGTCTTTGTGGCAAACATCGGGTCAGGCGGGAAGGCGGCAAAGGCCCTGGAGTCGGCGTACGGCCTACGCCGTAGGGGAAGCTGATGATCACTACTGACATCAACTTCCCCGCTGGCCTTCCCTGTGCGCTGCGGGAGGGTCACTCTACCCAGCACGTCCAGCCCTTTCGGCGCTCAGAAATGGTATCCGGGCGCGCGGTACAGCGAAGGCGGTTTACCAGTGTGCCGAGCATCCAGCGGTTTGCCTGGATTTTCACGCCGGCCCAAGCCGCAGCGTTTGAGGCCTGGTTCCGGGATGCCCTCCATGATGGCGCCGCCTGGTTCAACATGGAGTCCCGCACGCCCCTAGGTATGGTGAATCTGGTGTGCCGATTCACGGAGATGTACGAGGGGCCGGAAATCGTCGGGCGCAACAGCTGGAAGATCCAGGCGACGTTGGAAGTCTGGGAGCGGCCGTTGATGCCGGACGGCTGGGGCCTGATGCCGGAGTACCTCATCCAGGCCGATATCTTCGACATCGCCATGAACAAAAAGTGGCCGGAAGCATGACGATTCTGGAGCGAGTCTACGCCAGCCGCCCGGTGGACGAGGTGCTGATTTCTACCCTGGAGATCCAGATTTCCGGGCAGGAGCCGCTAAGGTACTGCGCTGACTTTGTGGATCACGAGTTCGGTGTGGACGGCGTGATGCAGACGTTTCAGGGAATCTCCCTGTCGGTGTCTCTGCCAGCCGTGAACACCAGCGGCCAGCAGACGGTGACGTTTGCCGTGCCGGCCTTCGACGGCCAGGCGCAGCGATACGTCGATATGGCGCTGGAGTCGGGTGAGCGGGTGCCGATCATCTACCGGGAATACCTGCTGAGCGACCCGATGCAGCCTGCCAGGCGCCCGTACGTCATGACGCTGGTCGGCGGTTCATTCGAAGACGGCATGGCGCAGTTCCAGGCCGCGTACTACGACCTGCTCAACGCGGCCTGGCCGCGCGAGCGGTACACCGCAGAGACGGCTCCGGGGATCAAGTACCTGTGATCGAGAAGTATCTGTCTACCCGCTATGTGAAAGGCGGGCGGGGGCCTATCGAGCTCGACTGCTACGGGCTGGTCCGGCTGGCGCGGTCAGAGCTCTTCGGCAAGCCGCTCATGCCGCTATGCACGGAGGCCGTGCCTGGACGGTTCAGGGCGATCACCGGGGCGGTCGAAAGCGTCTCGAGCCTTCTGGCCATGCGGCCGGTAGATCGGACCCTTGGAGCCGTGGCCACGGCCTGGCGCGGGGCATTGTGCGTGCATGTGGGCCTGGTGGTGGAGGCCGACGGGCGGGAGTGGATTCTGGAGACGGACGAACCGGGGCCAAGATTGACGCCGCCTCGGCTGTTTGAGAAGCGGTACACGTCGGTTATCTACTATGACGATTGAGGTCTATCCGAGCCTGCTGCCGGGCGAGCCGATTGAGCGACACCGGTACGCCGGCACCGTCGGGGCCTGGTTGGACAGCAAGCGTCTACCTTGGCGGAGTAGGCCGGAACAGCCCATCTCGGTGACTGTGAACGGTACGCCGCTTTCGGTATCCGACTGGGACACGCTCCCGATAGGGCACGACGACCGGGTAGAGATAAGGCCCCTGCCCAGGGGCGGCATCCTGGAGGGTATCGGGAGCATTATCGGCGGGGTGCTCGATTTCGCATTTGGCTGGCTGCTGCCGAGCACGAGCGCACCGGATATCCGTACCCCCCAAGGGACGCAGCTCGAGGCAGCAGATGCACGGGCCAACACGGCGAAACTGGGATCGGTGGTGCCGGAACTGTGCGGCCGCTACCGGCGCTTCCCAGAGTATCTGACACCCCCGAGGCGGTACTTCGCTTCTCCTCGGGAGCAGTGGCTAGACTTTCTCGTGTGCATCGGGCCTGGTCACTACCAGATTGACGATGCCGACGTGAAGGTGGGCGACACGCCGATCTCGTCTCTCGGAGACGATGCGGACTATACGATCTACCCGCCAGGAGAGGATCTATCGTCCGATCCAGCACACGAGCACTGGTACAACGTGTCGGAGGTCGGGGCGACATCTGCTGGAACTGCAGGCCTCGAGTTGAGCGCCGATCCTTCGTCGGACGTAGACCCGCACGCTGACGAGTTCCACTTCGACGCCGCCGCCATTTCTGTGGACTCGACGGGCTGGTTCCCGGCAAGCTGGGGCCCTGGGACGATGCTCGATATTCAGGTGCCGATGACCTACTCGGTCTCGGAGGAGTTCGATCCGATCGACGAAGCGTATTTCAACCGCTTTACGGGCAATTTCCGGGAGATCGATCCAAGTCCCGCGCTGCCAGTGATGGTGTCGTTCGCCTCGCTGCCTGAGGCTGAGTACCTGATAGGTAACTACAGCCTGGACGCCAATTTCGACGGCTGGGTCGAGCTGGTAGACCCGAACACCATGCAGCGCGTTTCGGGGATGCCGGTCGGAAGCATCTCTGCGGTTTTTCGGCGCACCGGCAGGCGATACCGCGTCGTCACGGCATTTGAATCTGAGGTGGTGGTGGAGGCCGTCTCTGGCGGGGTGGTGGAGTCGGGCTGGACTGGATTCCCGGTACTCTCTTCGACCGACGCGACGATCACGGCGGATCCCGATACCATCTGGGGGGAGATCGCCGGCCCATTCGTTGCGACGCCGGGTACGGAGAAATCGACCACGTTCGAGGTAGATATCTTCTTCCCGAACGGGCTCTGCTTTATCAACGACAACGGCGGGCTCGAGAGCCGGTCGGTCACGGTCGAAATTCAGTATCGGGATGCCGACGCAGGCGGGGCCTGGATCTCGGTCCTAAAGAGTTACACCGACGCGACCCTGGATCAGATCGGATTCACGGAGCGCTTCACACTGAGTGCGCAACGCGCGGAGTTTCGCCTACGACGGTTTGGAGCCAGGGATACGGATACCCGGGTCAAAGACGTGGTGCAGTGGTACGGCCTGCGCTCGAGGCTGGCCACGCGGACGGCATATCCCAACTGGACGACCATGTCGGTCCGCCTGCGCGGCGCGAGCAAGCTGGCAGTGCGGTCGGAGAACCAGATCAACGTGGTGGCCACCCGGATCCTGCCGACCCTGCAGTCGGATGGTTCCTGGGGCAGCCCACAGCCAACACGGGACATCTCGGCCTTCGTCTACCACATCGCCCAGTCAATCGGCTACACGGATGCCGACATCGACATGGACGAACTGCAGAGGTTGCACGGTATCTGGTCAGCACGCGGAGACTATGCCGACTTCGTTTTCGACGAAACGACGGTACGCGAGGCCCTAGCCAAGGTGCTCGAGGCGGGCATGGCCGAGCTTGCGATTGAGGGAGGGCAGATCCGGCCGGTTCGGGACGAGCCGAGGACGGTTTTCGAGCAGGCCTATTCGTCCCAAAACATGACCAACCCTCTGGCGCGTACCTTCCGTTCGATTCGCGTGGACGACCCCGACGGTGTCGAGGTGGAGTTCATGAACGCGGACACGTGGACCAAAGACGTGGTGCAGTGCCTGCTGCCCGGGGACACGGCGGTCAAGATTGAGCGCGTGAAGCTCGACACCGTGACCGACCGTACCCGCGCATGGCGCATCGGGATGCGTCGCAGACGGGCGCTCCGATATCGCCGCTGGGATTACCAGTTCGGCACGGAGATGGACGCCCTGAACTCAAGGTATCTGAGCTATGTGCCGCTGATCGACGACACGCCAGGCTATGGGCAGTCGGCCATCCTGCTGGCGATCGACCCGCACGATGACGGGGCGCTGCTGCGGGTATCCGAGCCGCTCGAGTGGGAGGAGGGCGAGTCACATGTGGTGGCCTACCGGGACGAAGACGGCAAGCTGGTGGGGCCGTTTGCGGCAAGCCCAGGATCGACCCCGTACGAGGTAATCGCCCCTATTCCGCAGCCGTGGCCCGAGGTGACGCTGTCGCAGGAACCTCCCCATGTGTACTTCGGCACGCTACAGCGGTGGACATACCCGGCGCTGATAACCGAGATCCGGCCTCAGGGCACGGACGAGGTCTCCGTCAGCGCAACTAACTACGACGACCGCGTGTACGCGGACGACGACAACACTCCCAGCTGAAGTTCAGCAATCCGGACAAGCCGCCTTCGGGCGGTTTTTTTATTGAGTACTGGAATGACGACCTATCACACTCGCAACCCTCTCGGGAGCACAGAGCCGAAGGATCTCTTCGACAACGCTGAGAATCTGGACCATCGCGAGAATGACCTGGAGAACGAGGAGTGGGAGGATCGTTTTGGCCGCTCCCGGCTGACATGGCACGGCATCGAGAAACGGCACGAGCGCCAGCAAGAGAAATTCAATGACGACTTTCAGCAGTTTCTTCTTAACTCGGGGTATGAGGATCTCGGAGACTACGACGAAGGGCTAGTTTTAACCTCTCGGAACCAAGTGTTCAGATACGACGGCGAACTGTACCGTGCATCTGCCGCACTTGAGCTGCCCTACACGACAACTGGAGTGTGGTCCGAAGAGTCAACGCTGTTTGTTTCGGT